AACGCTCTGATCGTCATTCTGCGCCGCCCGCGACCTGATCGCAATCAGCCCGCGACGATGGACCGTCTCGAAATCATCCGAGAAAGGGAAATTATAATAGGCCTTTGTTTCCGGGTCGGCTTCGGACTTCCGGCCGAGAAACCACATCCCATACTTGTCCCAGCCGTTGTCCTCAAGGTATCGATTTTCGAGGGTTGCCGGTGGCCCGGACCATGAGCCTGTGACCGTGGTTCGACCGCGGCGGATCAGTGCGGCCGCGAATTCTTCGGCATCGCGGGAAAGTGAGACGGCAAGGGCGGTGGTCACGCTTCCGACTCCTCCGCTTCGGGCGTCTCCTCCGGCGTCTCCTCCGGGGATGGAGCCTTCCGCGACCGACGTTTCTTCTTCGGCTTTCCGGACGTCCGCTCGACGAACCTCTGTTCCTCCGTGGTCATGCGGGCAAAAAGCGCGGGGTCGGCGGTTTCGATATATTCCTCGACGATGGCTCTCATGCTAAAGGCGGGTGCGTCAATCTGAGTCTATCAGGTCTATGAGGTTTGCCTGCGCGGTGGTTGCGATGGGGTTGAACAGGTCGCGCCAGTCGTTGAGGTCATATTCCTCTGCGAGGCGCTTGGCGGTGGTGATGTTCTTCGCCTTCCGTTCAAGAACCGTCTGGGCGTCCGTCCCGAAGGTGGCCGCTACGTCATCGAGCGACATTGCGCCCATCGCCAGATACATTGAATCAGCCTTCACCTGCGCCGCCCGGTTGACCCACCGAAAGGACGGGGGCTGCCAGCGGACGTTCCACGGGTCTTCGGTGTCGGGGTCATATTCGACCTCGCCGTCCGCGATCCAGTTGGTGACTTTCCATCGCCAGAGACGGGAGAGGATGGGTTCGAGGTCGCGTTGCTCGCTCTCGACCGTCTGCTGATAGAGCAGAATCATCCCCTGCGAGGCAGAGAAGGACACCTTGCCGATGGTCATCAGGAGGAACTCGACCGGGATGCCCAAGGCTGCCCCGATTTTCCGCAGCCTGTAGATGCAGTAGTCGATGGCGTCGACGTTGGGGCGGCCGCCCGATCCGATGACCGAGACGTCCTCCCCCGGCTCAAGGTATTGAAACGTGCCTGCCTCGAAAGTCTGCAGGCGCCCGTCCTCGCTGTCGTTAGCCCGCTCCGCAAGCTCGAAGTCGATGGCGCCTTCCTTCTTAACAATTGCAGAAAGCGAGGCCGAGCATTTGGCGGATATCATCTCGATCTCGTCGTATTCCGCCAAATCCGTCAGGTCATCACTCACGCACGCCAACTCCGGCGCCCCTCTGATCTGGGTGGGGCGTATCCTCTTCTTGTGAAAGATGAAGTTCTTGCCCGGTATGCGGCGCACGTCGCGGAGGTCACCCTCCCAACGAGTCCCGATGTGGTAGGCGATGGGGCGATTCTGCTTGTTCACCTCGACGCCATTGATGATCCGGCGCCCCCCGCCTTCCTCGATCACCCCGCTCGATCCGTTGCTCTGGCGGATGATCGAGCTTGATTCCTCGTCGATGGTGCCGATGCGGTCGCCCTCGATGAGTTGCACGCGGCCCGAAGAGGTCAGGAGCAGGCCACCGTCCCCGAAGATGAGGGGAAGCGAGGCAAGCTGCTGCTGAAGCTCTCGCATGTTCATCGTTTGCGTAACTTCCGGGGACCGGGAGAAGATGTGCCAGAGTTCCTCAAGCCGGAGGTCGAGGTCTTCGCGGCCGCTCTGGGCCTGCGGGCTGATGCCCGGACCCACGACGTCGTTTTCCCGAAGTCGGCAGATCGAGGCCACCAGAGGATTGTTCCGGCGGGCGTTGAGAAGGGAAGCTATGACTGTCTGCCGGTCGGTGGGGTTTAGGGCGTAGTGTTCCGCCCTGACTTGGGTGTCCTGATTGCGGGCGCGGCGGCGGGTGTTCTTGGCCGCGTTGTAGCCGTGCGCCCGGTTGAAGAGCAGCCGCTTGACGCGGCCCCAAAGGTTCGGCGGTGATTTCACGGGGGCGATCATCGCGAATTATTAACCCCCCATCTAGAGAGGTCGATCAGGTTGTAGCCGGTGGCGTTTACGGTGGGGTCGGCAAGGCCGATCTTGCGGTTGAATGCGTTGATTTCGGCACGCAAGAAACGCCTCTGCTCGTAGATGATCTGCCGGTCCTGCATCGAATACTGCGAGATCGGGGTTTCCGCAGCCTTGCGGTACGCAACCGCAAGGGCGTTGCGGGTTTCGACGAGGTCTTCGACGCTTTCTAGTGAACGGGTCGCCACATAGACGCCCGCGCCGTCAACCTCTCTTCTCGACCAGCAGGCCGGGATATTTCTTCAGCGCCCGCTCGACGGTCTTGAAGGCGCCCATATCCATATTCTTGTAGAAGAATCCCCTACGCCCCTCGAAGGCATCAATAAAAACCCTGTAGCCGCCCGGACCCTTCTTTGACTTGGACACCATCGCCGTGCGGCCAGAGTTCCTGATCTCGACGTAGTATTTCCGCTGCCCATGCTCCCGGCCGTTGAGCTTCGACTTCAGCGAATTAGGCAGGAGTCCATAAGCCTTGAGGACATAAGCCGCATTCGTGACCGATTTGAGGCCGAGACGCTTGGCAATGTAAACCCACGTGGCCTTCGATTGCCCCCGGCGGGCCTTGGCGTATTCCGTGCGGCGCTTGAGTTCCCGCCGCAGCAGGCGAAAATCGGGGTTCGTTTTCTCTACGTCCCAGAAACTGACGCCGGTCTTGCGGTTCGTCACAAACATGCCTTTCTTTTTGATTGAGCGCACTCGCACCTTGCGACCGTTCAGGCGAACGAAGGGAATGACGCTCTTGGGCGTGACCACGTCGCCGGTGTAGTTATAGTGAGCCGTGATGTTCTTGGCGTCTGCTGCTCCCGTCTTGAGGACCGATTTCTTCAGGATGGCGTGGGCCTCGTTCTTCACGACGTCCCGAAAGTCGCGCCCGGTAAATGCCGCAATGCGGCGCATCGCCTTGTCGAAGTTAGAGGTGTCGAGCGTGAAGGTTTGCTGCGGCATTAGTCGAGGATTCCGGCGAGCGGGTCGGTCTTGCCCACATTCTTCAGATATGAAAACGGGAGGAAGAAGGGCAGGAAGAATGCCGCGATTATCCCGAAGACGAATCCACCCACAAACAGCGTCAGGACATAGATGGTCCCGAAGAAGATGCCCGCGCACCTCCTGATGAAGCTTTTACCACCTGATCTTGCGGCCACCGCCTTGAGGGCGTCCGCTACTTCTCTTCTTTCTTCGGCGTTTAGGTCTGTCTTTTCCGCCGTCTTTTCCGCCGTCTTCTCCGTCTTTTCCTTCGTCATTTTCTTTTGCCTTTCTGGTAACGTTTCCGAGTCCGAGAACCTTGCTGAGTGCGAGGCAGTAGACCTCGCAGTCGAAATAGTGATCCTGCCCGTGGCGCTTCGTGCGCCATTCCTGACGAATCTCACCGGTGCGGCCGGTCTTCTCGATGATGAATTTTGCATTTAGCTGCTTTACATAGTCCCGGTCGGGGTCACGGTAGATATGGAAGCCCTCCACCACCTTCGCCCGTCTCTTCAGGATTTCCCCACCAAAGACGCCGACGTCAACGTGCAGCAACCTGATCTTGTTGCGGTTTGCCTTGTTCGTCCCGGTGAAGGGATCGACCGCCTTGATCGAAACGGGGGTGGTCAGGGACTTCCAGCCTTTGCTCGCCCAGAACTTTCCGCGACGTGCATAAATCTGCTCGTAGCATTCCTGAGTCCTCTCCCCGAAGCCTGTGTCGATGACCGCAGCAGAGCAGCCATAATTCTCGAAGGCGGCGTCGAGGTCTTTCCACGTCGGGGCATTGCCGTGGTCGCAGAGGTAGCTCGTGCCATCCGAGTCGAAGCCCCGGACGATCCAGACGAAATGACTTCTCTGGACATCGATTGCCAAGAGGCGGAATTCCCCCATCAGGTCGCCCCGGTCATAATCGCCCGCCAGCAGATGGGTGGCCTCGTCCGTCACGTCGAGAATCTCCTCCCGCCACGGCTCCGCAAGCCAGCCGGTAACAAACTGCTTCAGGCCGTCGAGGGAATCCTGCGCCCGAAGCCACCGGGTCAGCATTTCAGCGAAGGTGATCGTCGGGGAATAAAGGGAATTCAGGTGGTAGGATCGGACGCCCGGTTCGCCCTGCGCCGTGGGGTGCCAGTGACCTTGGCGAAGCATCTTGATCTTGTCGGTGTCGGTGATGTCGCCACCGCATTCTTGGCAGGCGTAGGTCGTGGCTGCCTTGATCATGTGCCAGTCATAGCTGCCGTCTTCGCCCTTCGCGGCTTCGGGAAAGCGGATGTTGTATTCGCCTTTCCCCTTGCGCCATTCGAAGGAAATGTGCTTTTCGCAATGTGGGCAGGGCATCAGATACTTCCGCTGATCTCCCATAAGATATTCGGCCCAGATGCCGCCTTCCTCAAGCGGGGTGGAAGAGATAAATATCTTGTAGCTGCGGCGCCCCTTTATGCGTTGCTCGACTTCTCGCCGGATGGATTCGTCGATGATATCTGCCTCGTCGATTATCAGATAGGACACCGGATAGTTGCGGACATTCTTGCTCGATCCGCCACCGATCATGTTGAGGGAGCATCTGTCGAATTCGATGCGCAGGGCGGCCGCACGGTCACGGTCAATCTTGCCGTCTGCGGTCTTCGGGAGGTGGCGGGCGATCACGGCGGAATCCTCGCAGAAAGGGATAAACCGGTCGTTGCTGAAGTTCCTCGCCTGCTTCTCGTTCGACCAGACCCAGAGGATCGGGCCGGGACTCCGGTCGATCACCCAGCCAAGGCCGATGTAGATGGTCGTGGTCTTCGCCGTCTGCGATCCCCAGCACATCGCCACCTTCTTCACCCTTGGATCGCGCCAGCATTCCAAGACTTCGCGCACATAAGGATGCTCACTCGTCCGGTAACGCCCCGCCATCTCCGTGACCCGTTCCGAGAGGTAGGCGTTCTGCTCTGCCCATTGAACCACCGTCTGCCTGATCTCCGGCTCGAAGATGCCGAAGGCGTGATCATCAAGGCGTATTGCGGGGGACTTCATACCCCGCAGACCCCGGAGCATTCGTCGGTCCAGAGAAGGGTCTGCCCACGTTCGACATCGGTCGAGAGGTCAACCTCAGACAATGGCTCAGACCTACGGTTGAGGAATTTCTCACCGCGCGGGTCGTGACGTTCCCGAAGCCGAGCATCTAATGCCTTTGCCTTTTCCCATGCGTCTGGGGATTTGTCCCGCATGTCTCGCCAGTCCTGATCCGTTCGGAATGCGCAGAACCAGCAGGCCGATCTGGGTGGTCGCGGGTAGCCTTTGTCTTTCATCCAGCGCAGACAGTCCACCCGTTGCATCCGTTTTTCGATTAGGGGATACCGGTTGCCATAGAATTTCGCTCTGGGTTCGGATATTCTCGATACCTCATCATATGAAATGCCGATCCAGAGTTCGGCGATCTTCCCCTTCGTTCGCTGCCCTTTCGCTAGGCCGAGGAGAGATCGAAATCTTCGGACTAGAGGTTCCACCTTGAAATTTATCGTGCATCTACGAGGCAGCATCTGCTTTTTTCCTTCAGGGGAAAGTGAGTGCAAGGGGATGTTCAGAACCTCTCCCGAATCAAGGGCGTCCGTGACATCGGTCAAGCGGTCGGCCCGTTCTCGCCGGGTATGGATCACGGGGAAATCCAGCTTGCCTTCAAGCCACTCGATCCAGCGATAAGTCTCGTCGGTCTCTGCGCCGGTGTCCGCGAAGATGGCAGCCTCTGGGCGCGGAGTGATTTCTCCGTGGTTTCCCATCAGACAAAGGCAAGAACTCTGGACGCCACCCCCAAGAGAAACAAATGACCGGTCCATCACTTCACCCCCTTGCGCTTCGAAATCTTCTTCCCCCTCGCAGCGACGATCTGCTCCTTCACCTCTTGTACCATCTCCCGCAACATCTCCTCTGCAAATTCGGCGTCAGCCGGGTTCACCCTCATCGCGTAGCGTTTCGGGATGCCGTCGAAAAGTCGGTTGATCGGTTCGAGGATTCGCGTGATTGCTTCCTTCGCTTCCTCGTACGGAATCCAGCCGCCTTCCTCGCGTTGGAGCCTCAACTCCTTGAGCTTCCGTTCGACCTTGGCGCGGGATGTCCGTTCCGCCAGCAGACGGTGATGGAGATGGGCAACCTGTGCCGGGGTCAAGGGAGTGCCGTTGGCGAGGCCGAGGCTCTGCCGGGACAGGAACTCGCGCCATGCCTCAAGATCGAAGTCGGTGGGGGCGCCCTTCTTCTTCTTCAGACGGTAATAACGCCCGGAGGTCAGCCCAAGCAAAGCCATCAATTCCTTC